TCATCCTGGACGGCAAGCCGATCTGGTCACGCGACTACTTCGCCGAGGCCGATCACCCCAGGGACGAGGGCGGCAAATTCACGGCGGGCGGCGGCATCGGCGCGGTCGAGAAGGAATGGGACGAACACGGGATCAGTCACAGCCTGACCGAGTCCGGCAACATGATCACGCTGGGCAAGATCGTCATCCCCAAGGAGGGCCGCAACAAGGGCACCGGGGCCAAGGCCATGCGCTCGCTGGTGGCCTACGCGGAGGCCAACGGGAAGACCATCGCGCTGAGCCCCTCGAACCACTTCGGCGGCTCCAAATCGCGGCTGGAGACGTTCTACAAGCGCTTCGGCTTCGTCCCCAACAAGGGCCGCAACAAGGACTTCTCCACGCGTGAGGCGATGATCCGGCCTCCCATGGGCGGCGGCACCAGGGACAACATCGGCACCAGGGTTCGCCAGTGGCTCGGTCTGCGCATCTTCGCGGGCAACGCCAAGGTCCTGGATCTGCGCTACCGCGAGCGCGTGACCACGCGGGACGAGTTCAACGAGGCTGACCACCCGCGAGACGAGGACGGCAAATTCACCGTCTCTGGCGGCGGCGGCGCGGGCGGTGGCGGCGGGAGCGCCAAGACCTCGGAGACGTTCTCCAAGAGCAAGCCGCCCCCGCATGAACTGCACGGCGTGCCGTTTCACCACTGGTCGGGCCACGCCACCAACGCGGCATGGGAGCACGAGGCCAAGCAGGGCCAGCACTTCGACGAGCCCGAATTCAAACCGACCCCCGGCAAGAAGACCGGCGCGGGCGTGATCATCCGCGAGCCGGACGGGCGCGTCTGGATCGTCCACCCCACCAACGGCTTCGGCGGCTACGACGCCACGTTCCCCAAAGGCGGCGTGGAAGCCGACATGACCCAGAAGGGCACCGCGATCAAAGAGGCGTTCGAGGAGTCCGGGCTCAAGGTCGAGTTGACCGGCTTCGCGGGCGACGTGGAACGGTCCACCTCGAAGGCCCGGTATTACTATGCCAAGCGTGTCGGGGGCACGCCTGCGGCGCACGGATGGGAAAGCAGCAGCGTCACGCTCGCCCCCGTGGAGGATCTCAAGACCCACCTCAACCACCCGGTCGATCACGAGATGGTCGACACCCTCCTGACCGGCCTGCAGCAAGCCCCCTCCCCGACCCCGGTGGCGCAGCAGCCCGACGGCGCGGGCGCGGCCCTGCCAGCGGTCGCCAACTGGAAGAAGGTCGGCGAGAAGCTGGGATCCAACCCCGGCGGCCAGTACACCGACGAGAGCGGCACCAAGCACTACGTCAAGCTGCAGAAGAGTGACGAGCACGCCAAGAACGAGGCGCTGGCATCGAAGCTATACGAGGCGGCGGGCGCACCCGCGCTCAACACCAAGCTGGTCGACATCGGCAACGGCAAGCTGGGCACCGCCACGGCGTGGAAAGAGAAGACCAACATCGACCTCTCGAAGGCGGGGGATCGCGCGGCGGCACAGGAGAATTTCGCCGCCCAGGCGTGGCTCGCGAACTGGGACGCGGTCGGTCTCGGGCAGCACGCGGCGGACTGGAACCAAGCCTACATCGACGGGAAGATGGCGACGATAGATCCCGGCGGCGCGCTGCTTTACCGCGCCCAGGGAGACCTCAAGGGGAAGCACTTCGGCAACGAGGTGGGCGAGTGGGAGTCCATGCGCCACCCCGTCCCCGGCCTCGCCCCCAACCACCGCGCGCATCAAGCCTACGGCGAGATGACGGACGAGCAACTCAAGGACAGCGCCAGCCGGATCGCGGCCATTCCGGACGAGAAGATCAAGGCGCTGGTCATGGAGCACGGCCCCGGCGACGCGGCGGCCAAGGCTGACCTCGCGGCCAAGCTGATCGCGCGCAAGCAAGACATCATCGCCAAGGCGGGCCTGACCGAGCCCGAGGCCGCCCCGAGCGCCAAGGAGCCACCACCGCCCCCCGAGGCCGCCCACCTCGCCCCTCCCCCGGCCGAGCCACTGCATCCCAACGAGCCCGTGCCCGATGGCGTGCCGCTCGCCAAAGCCTCCCACGTGGCGAACTCCACGGCCGCGCAAGGCATCATGGCCCAGGTGAAAGCCCACATCGCCGAGGGCGGGGATCCCACCGACACCGTCAAGGCCATCAAGGCATACGCGGCGGCCAAGGTGAACAGCGACTACGCGCGCCACGCCAACGCGCTCCTGGCCCACCTGGAACAGCATCACGGACTGGCCAAGGGCGAACTGGGCAAGGCCATGGCCAAGGGCGCGACCGCCCCTCCCCCAGAGCCCAAGGCCAAGGCACCCGCGCCAACCCCCGAGCCGACGCCAGCGGCGGCCGTGGAGCCGGTCAAGCCATCCGAGCCGACGCCACCACCACCAACTCCGGAGCCCGAGCCGACGGCCACGGAGCCCACGCCAGCGGCCACGCACGACCCCTCGGTCATGCCGCAACCGGCCCCCGACAACCTCGCCCAGGAGTTCCACCACAACTACGCGGAGAAACACCCGGACAGCACGGCCGAGAAGATCGAGTATCTCAAGAACGAGGCCGCCTACAGCGCTCACCCGGAGAACAAAGCCTACGCCGAGGCGCTGGTAGCGCACCTCGAACACAAGCAGGCAGCCGCCGCCCCGGCCGCGCACGACCCCTCTGTCATGCCCGAGCCCGCCGCCAACAACCTCGCCCAGACGTGGCTCAAACAGGACATCGAACAGAACCTGGGCAACACGGCGGCGAAGCTGGCGCTGGCCCAGAACGAGGCCGTCTTCCAGTCCAACCCGGAGAACAAAGCCTACGCGCTCGCGGTGGCGGCCCACCTGGAACACAAGCTGGCGGCCGAGCAGGCAGCCGCTCCAGCCAAGACCCCGAAGACCTACGACCCCTCGACCCTCGGCACGCCCGAGGCATCGACGGCCGCCCCCTCACCCGTGGGCGGAATTCCCGAGCCCACCGAGGGCTACAACTCGCAAAAGAAGCTGCACGCCCTCATTCAGGGCCACAAAGGCACCACGGCCGAGAAGATCGCGGCGGTCGAGAAGGCCAAGGGCAACTACGTCTCCGAGGAGAACAAGGCATACGCGGACAAGATCCTGGCCCACCTCAAGGGGCAACAGGCGGCCGAGCCCGAGCCAGCGGCGGCGGATCCGGCCACGCCACCGAAGCCCGAGGCCGACAACATGGCCCAGGAGTATCTCCACGCGGATCTCCTGAACCACACCGGCACCAAGGCCGAGAAGCTGGCGATGATCGAGAAGCACTCCTCGGTCTGGGCCAACCCCGACAACAAGGCATACGCGGAGGCGCTCAAGGCCCACGTGGAGGCGCAGCCAGAGCCGGGGGCAGCGTCACAGCCAGCGGCCGAGCCGGACTACCTCAAGACGCTGTTCAGCGCCGATCCGGACAAGACCGCCACCCTGCCCGGCTTCGAGAAGGGCAACCCGGTGCACGAGTATCTGCACGGCGTCATGCACGACCCCGACCTGGACGATGGTCAGAAGATCGACAAGGCCAAGACCGAGCACGCGCTGTCGCTCGCGCCCGAGAACAAAGCCTACGCCAAGCAGATGGTCGAGCACTTCGGCGGCGAGATCACCCCCGAGGACGAGGCATACGCGAATTCCGTCAAGGAAGCGCAGACCGCTTTCACGCCCGAGCCCGAGCCCACCCCGGCGGCTGGTGGTCCCAACGCACCCGAGAAGGGGGACATCACGCAGGAGTGGCTCCACAAGGTCGCGACCGACCCCAACATGACCAACGCGGAGAAGCTGGCCGAGGCGCAGAAGACCCACTCGCTGGTCAGCCACCCCGACAACAAGGCTTACGCGGAGCACATCATCCAGCACCTCGGCGGCACCGTCGCGCCCGAGGCCAGCGCCGAGCCAGCGGCCACCGGCCACACGTTCCACACGCCACCGGGACTGCCAGCCAAGCCCTACGGCTGGAAGGCGGGCAACATCCTCGCCGCCGCGTCCACCGAGGGGACCTCGCTCGCGGAGAAGATCAAGGCCGTCCAGGCCCTCTCGGGCGAGGGGATCAACAACTACAAGCAGGGCGTCATCAAGGCCCTGAAGGCGGCCAACACGCCCCTGCCAAAGCCAGCGGCGGGCAAGAAGGCCCAGGCCCACCTCCACAAGCTGGTCCAGGCCGAGACCACCCTCCCCGGCAAGCTGGCCGCCATCGAACAGCAGGCGGGCCATTGGACCCTCCCCCAGAACATCGCCTACAAGGAGGCCCTCACCGAGGCGGTCCACAAGCAGCACAGCGCCACCCCGGCGAGCGCTGCCACGACCACGCAGGCGAGCCCGGCGGCCACGCCAGCGGCCACGCCAGCACCAGCAGCACCGAAGCCAGCGCCACCTCCCGGCCCCGTCGCCGGTCCGGATCCAGCGCCGAATTCCAACAAGCAGAAAGAGATCCACGAGATCGCGAACCACCCGACCGACACGCACGAGGTCAAGATCGCGAAGATCACGTCCATCGCCAACATCGCCAACCCAGGCGGCACCACCCAAGCCTTCGCCAATACCTACCTCAAGGCGATGGGAGCGCCCGAGGTCAGCGCCCCGGCCCCCTACAACCCCTACACGCCGACACCCCAGGTCAGCGGCTCGCCCAACGCGCCCAAGCCCAGCACCACGCACGCGATCTCGCCCAACAAGATGAAAACGGCGCGGGCGCAGAAACTCCACGCGGGCGCGGCCAAGATCAGCAGCGGCGAGGATCCGCAGGCGGCCAAGGCGCTGCCCAGCATGGACCGGAAATGGTGGTCCAAGATCCCGGCGGCGGCCCGCGCGGCGGTCAAATCCTACAAGGGCGGATCCTCGGCCATCAACGGCCAGCTACGCAAGGAAGGCTCGTGGAGCCAGCACACCCAGAACGAGATCGACCACCTGGACGAATTGTTCGAGCACCCGGAAAACGTCCTCCAGCAAGACGTGATCCTCCGGCGTGGCGAAGGCGTCGACCAGAGCGTGATCGACAAGCACATGGCGGACCTCGCCAAGGGGGCCATCGTGCGGCCGCACCGGACCGGGTTCACCTCCACCTCGATGGCATCCAAGGCGGCGTTCAGCAGCAAGAATGTCATCTACGAGATCATCGCCAAGAAGGGCACGCAGGCGGTGGGCATGTGGGCCAACGACCCCAGCTTCCATTCCGAGAACGAGGTCCTCTTGCGCCACGGGACTTCGTTCGAGGTCTACGAAATCGAGAAGGTGGGCAACCAGTACATCTACCGCTGCCACACACTCTGAAGGGAGCCACGCATGGCACGTGAACCAGGGGCCAACCAGACCGACGGCATGATGATCGTCACCTACTGGCCCGACAAGGACGAGGGCGAGGTCTCATGGGACGGCGAGTCCAAGGGGCTCGGCGTCAAGGAGCGCAAGACGTTCCCCAAGCCCGACGATCTGAAGAATGTCGACTACCCCGAGGACGAGGACGCCACGACCCCTCCCCGCCCCACGGGAGACATCGCGAGCGGACGTGGCAAGCGCCATGGCTGACCGCTCGTGCCACTGTGACCAGAAAGGGAAGCCACGCATGGCAAACCTGGGTGACTACATCAACCGGGCATTCTTCGCTCGGGACAAGGCGACGGTGGCGGCCATCGTGGCCGACGCCGAGAAGGAACTGGAGAAGGAGCCCGACGGCGACGAGGGCGACGGCTCCAAGACCGTCAACGTGCACGTGCACGGATCCGCCCCCGCCGCCGATGCCGCCACCGATAAGCGCCTCGGCGCGGTGGAAGACAGCCTCCGGGCCCTCGACCGTAAGATCTCCTCGGTCATGGACTCGGTCGCCAAGGTCATCGCCAAGACCAAGGACGAGGACGAGGACGACAAGCCCCCGCCCGAGGACAAGGAAGACGATGACGACGCTGGCGACAGCGACGAAGGCGGCGACGACGACGGCGAAAAGAAGACCGACGACGCCGACAACATCGTGGGCGCGATGGTCGCCAAGAAGCTGCCCTCGCTCGAAGCGGAACTCATGGAGGCTGACCCGGCGCTGAAGACCGGCAAATCCAAGATGGGCGACGCGGAGACCAAGAGCCGCAGGCAACGGGCGCTGGCCAACGTGGTGCGCGATTGCGCCGCGCGGGCGGAATTACTGGCCCCTGGCGTCAAGATCGCGCAACTCGACAGCGTCACCCTGGACGATGCCAAGGTGGTCGCCGGACGGCTCTGCGCGCTGCGCAAGACGGCTCTGGTCAAGACGGCCGGATCCGACCACGCGGCCCAGATCACCGGCCGCTACACCGCCGACGCGATCAAGGACATGTCATGCGACGCGGTCCGCATGCTGTTCGTGGACGCCTCCGACCGTATGCGGGCGCTGAACAACGCACGCGGCGTGTCCTCCCCGATGTCCGGCATGACCACCGGGCAGATGAACGGGCGGGCGCACCAGACGGCCGTGCTCAAGGGCATCAACCAGATCAACAAGGAGTTCTGGGACAAGCAGTCCACCCACGCGCACTGACCCCTCCCACACACGAAAGGAGACGACGACATGGCAACTGCTATCCCCGACATCGGGGGCGGCAAGCTGATCACGTTCCTCTACCACGAGAATTCCGTGATCATGTTCGACAACCCGGTCCAGGCATGGATCATCGACGAGACCGGGGCGACCCCGGCCAAGCCGATCATCCTCGGCGAACTACCCCCGGCGGCGGCCGACACGGGAGACATCCAGTCTCCGCAGTGGGCGCAATTCGTGGGCAACGCGGTCTACATCCCCGACAAGCTGCGCACCTCGGTCGCCGGGCTGTTCACCTTCCTCGCCACCAACAACGGGGCGAAGCGGACGCTCTGGCCCGAGTTCATGGATCCGACCCTGAACGGCTTCTACAACCAGTGGCGGGAAGGCAACCCGGATCTGGCCGCGCCGTATAATCCGGCCGAGCCAGCACCCGAGGCCGAGGCGGTCTCCGCGTTCACCCGCTCGGTCTACGGCGAGCCGCACCATCAGGTCATCCCCGACGGGGCACGCGTGCCACCCCCGCCCGAGGTCAGCCTGCGGCCAGCCGACGAGCGTATGGCGGGGCGCGATGTCTCGACCACCACGCGCGACGAGCCCGGCACCATCCAGGCCAACCGTGACGCGCTCGACACCCAGACCAAGGTGGCGACCGGCATGGCCCAACGCGAGCCCACCAAGGGCGAGGCCGAGAACCGGGCGGCCCAGGAGCGGGACACCAAGGGCGACCACGACACCAAGCACGACACCAAGGGCCCCACCCCGGCCTCCAAGAAGTAAGCCGGGCAACCACGAAAGGAGAGTGAGAAATGGTAGCGTTCGTCTACAGAATGGACACGGGATACCCCGGCATCACCAACCGTCAGCACGACTGCACGGTGGAAGCCCAGGTCATCTCCTCTGTCTCGCCACCGCCTGAGTATGGCATCGGCGTGGTCATCGACGCCGCGACGGGACAGATCCGCGCGCCAGTGGCGGGCGATCCGCCAGCGCCTGGGGGCATGGTCTACGGCCTCTACGTGAAGCCCTACCCGACGCAGGGCAGCACCTTCAACGACCCGCTCGGCGCGGCCTCCCCGCCCGTGGCGGGCATCGGGAATGTGCTCAAGCGGGGCTACATGACCGTCAAGCTGCGCGGCGCGGCGGCCGCCGTGAAGAACGGGCCGGTCTACATCTGGAAGGCCCCCGCTGGTGGCGGCCAGATCCCCGGCGGCATCACGGCGGACGGCTCCACGCCTGCCAACGTGATGGTCCTCCCCGGCTACTTCATGGGCCCGGCCGACGCGAACGGCATCACGGAAGTGGCGCTGAACATCTGACGACTTCCCCGCGCAAGTAAAGCGCGGACCCCTCACAAGTAAATCTCTCTAGGAGGCGACCATGCCAGACGGCATTGGCTCGGGCCTGTTCTCGCTCGGTGGCGGGGGCGGAGGCTCTGGGCTGTTCACATTCGACCAGAACTACACGCGGGACTCAGCGGGCGCGTTCCTCATCGGGGAACTCGAACGCCTCGACCAAAAGATCCACGCCCCACTCTATACCGTCACGTGGGGACGCGACGTGGACGTGCGCGAGGACATCACCCCCGGTGACGAATACGCGTCCTACACCAACTCCAGCTTCGCCGCTCCCGGCGGCATCACCCCATCCGGCATCAACTGGATCGGCAAGGATGTCAACGCGATCTCCGGGGCCATGCTGGACATCGGCAAGACGCCGCAGCCGTTGTTCCTCTGGGGGATGGAACTGTCCTACACCCTCCCGGAACTGGCCTCGGCGATGCAACTGGGCCGTCCCATCGACGACCAGAAATTCGAGGTCATCCGCACCAAGCACCAGATGGACATCGACCAACTGGTCTACACGGGCGACAGCACCGTGGGCACCACGGGACTTTGCAACCACGCCCTGGTGACCAACGTCAGCAACGCGACCGGCGGCGCGTGGACTCCACTCACGCCCGACAACATGCTGGCCCAGGTCAACGAATTGCTGGCCTCGGTCTGGTCCGCCTCGGCCTGGGCCGTCATGCCCGACCAGCTACGTCTCCCGCCTGCCCAGTTCGGCATGCTGGTGAACTCCAAGGTCTCCTCGGCGGGCAACATCTCGACCCTGCGGTTCTTGCAAGAGAACAGCTTGTCCAACACCCAGAACGGGCGGCCGCTCAACATCCAGCCTCTCAAGTGGCTGAACGGACGCGGCGTCGGCGGCACGCAGCGCATGATGGCCTACACCAAGGACTACGATAAGGTCCGCTACCCGATGACCGGCCTGCAGCGCACCCCGCTGGAATGGCGCTCGCTCTACAACATCACGACCTACTGGGGCCGTCTTGGCGTGATCGAGGTCATCTACCCGGAGACGGTGGGCTATCGCGACGGCATCTAAAGAACTCGACGACCTGTGAATTTCAGCCAGCGGGCGGCAGATTACCCAGCCTAGCGCGCCGCCGTCCGGTCCACCTCCACCACCCAGGGAGTCCACGCCATGCCCATCGTCATGTTCGCCAAGCAGTGCCTCTACCAGCCTCCGACCGAATTGACCGGGGAGATCGACGCCGATGGCAAGCCCGTGTCCGGTCCCATCCCCGAGCGTGTGCTGTATGAGAAGGGCGGCAAGTATGACCTCCCCGACGACCTCGCCGAGCACTGGTTCATCGCCGCCCACCTCGAAGGCTACGAGCCGCCCGGCCCTCCCCTGGGCTCGCACCAGTACGCCCAGAACATGCTCTACGCGCAGCGCGCGGCCCGGCTGAATGAGCCGATGTCCGAGCAAGGCCCGGCGGCCGCGCCAACGCCGCCCGGCACGGTCAAGGCCGAGCCAATCGTCTTCGCCGGTCACCCGATGACCGACAAGCCCGCCATCCCGCACCCATCGTTCCTCGCGGGCGGGCCGGGCCCCCGATGACCCGCCCCATCGCCAAAGGCCCCGCCAGGGACGTGATGGCCCCCACGACGGGCCCATCCGGCATGGCCACCGGGATCGCACCGGAAAATCAGGCGGCCTCGACCGTGGTCCCAATCGAGCCCCCATCGGGCTGGGACACGGTGGCGACCGCCCGTGACATCGCGATAGCCGCCGGGAGGCAACGCGCATGAGCCAGACAGCGGAGACCATCGCCTACCCGCCGCCGGTCTTCGCCGCGACCTCGACCGCGCCGCTGTCGGTCCGGCCACCGACCAACCCCTACATCACGCCCGACCAATTCCGCATCGACATGCCCGTCTTCGAGGACCCGACGATCTACCCGGACGGCACCGTCCAGTATTTCCTCGACGTGTCCGGCGTCATGATCAACGAGGCCCGCTGGGGCCAGATGACCGTGATGGGCATGGAACTGGTCACCGCCCATTTCCTCACCCTGCAGCGCTACGCCTTCCTCAAGGCGGGCGGCAACGTGGGCGGGGCTGGCGGCGTCCCGGCGCTCGCTGGCGGCCTCATGTCGTCCAAGAGCGTGTCCAAGGTCTCGGTCAGCTATGACCAGTCCTCAACCTCGGTCGAGGGCGGCGGGCCGTGGAACTACACCGTCTTCGGCCAGCAATTCCTCTGGTGGGCGAGCCTCGCCGGAACCGGCGGCTACGAGACCCTCGCGGTCTCCAGCGACGGCATGGTGGGCATCGTCCACACGTGGGCGCGCGGCGTCATGATCGGCTGGGGCGGCATCTGATCCCACACCAACCCGGAGGACCGCCACCATGTCAGTATCGCTGATCCTGCTGATCATCCTGATCGTCTTGCTCATCGGGACGCTGCCCAACTGGGGCTACTCGTCCGGCCTCGGCTGGGGCTACTACCCGAGCGGCATTCTCGGGATCGTTCTTCTCATCGTGGTCATCATGCTTTTGATGGGCCGGATCTGATCATCGACCACTAAAGGGAGGCCCTCGCCCATGTCGGGTTCGTCCACCCGCGACAGTATCGCGCGCCTGCATCGCACCATGACCCCGGACAACCCGCCCGAGGCTGGCTTTCTCAAAGAGGGCGAACTGTCGGTCGAGATGTCCGATCCCATGCGGATCTGGATGGGCGTGCCGATAGGGCTGGATCCGACCGGCCGCAGGCTCCTCTACGACCGGACCTGGATCCCGCCGGGCGGCCCGTTCGTGCCGATCTCGGGCGGTCTGATGACCGGCCCGCTGAGCCTCTACGCGGACCCCACGCAGCCCTCCTACGCGGCCACCAAGAACTACGTGGACAAGAACTTCGCCCCCATCGCGGGCGGCGGATACGTGATGAAAATCGGCGACACGATGTCGGGCGGTCTGAACATCGTCAGCGCCACCTCATCCAGCTTGCATGTCACCGGCACCGGCTCCGACTGGCCCTCGGTCGTGTGGAACACCACCCAGCCCAACAGCGCGGCGGGATACTTCGAGAGCCAGCGCTACGGCAAATCGCGCTGGTCCGTGGAATTCGGCGGATCCGGCGGCGAGGTGGGCGGCAACGCGGGGACCAACTTCCTCATCAACCGCTTCGCCGACGATGGCACGCCCATCTACCCCTCGGCGTTCCAGATCATCCGGTCCTCGGGACAGGTCAACATCGGCACCCGGCTCATGTTGGCGGTGGATCCGACCGCGCCGCTCGAAGCCGTGACCATGCGCTGGGTCCAGAACAACTACAGCAGCAACACGCAGGGCGACCTCCGGTGGGTCAACGTGACCGGCGACACCATGTCGGGCGCGTTGACCATCGGCGCGGGCGCGAACAACGCCCTCACGATCACGCAAGGCGCGACCGGCGCTGATACGATCACACTCGCTCAATCTGGCACGGCGGGCATTCGGCTTCCGACGATCAGGGTCACGACGGCGAGTGCGCCGCTCGTGGTCACAGATACAGCCGAGTTGCCACTCATCGGAGCGGGAGGTGGGACGCTCATCCGCTTCCTGGGGTCCGCTGCGAGCAACGTATCGCTGACGTTCGATGCGTTTGGATCGGGTGGCGCGGGCGGCACCGCTTTTTTCACTGGTCGCGGCGCGCAGGGATCGGCTTCCGCGCCATCGGCGATGCTGGCCAACGGGGCACTCGTGATGCTGCGCGGTCAAGGTTTCGGCGCGACATCCTATGGCACGGGCGCGACAATCGCCATGCAGGCCGCCCAGACGTGGACCGACGCG